TTCATCCCAGAATTGTAGAAATCTCTCGATTTTCGGCATATATTTACTAAAAATTCCGGTAACTATTTTCGACGTAGGATTATAATTTATATTTTCCGAGAAATAAGAAATAAGCTCGTTTTGAAAAAATACAGTAGGTAGACATTTAGATTCTAAGAAGTGTTTTAATAAGTACTGAATGGTTTTCCACGAACAAGGTGGAGCCGACTCTTTTCTTATAATATATTCTTCGCAGAAATTCCGTATTAAATCTGACGGAGTACGGTCTTTTAAATAGAACGAATATTCGACAAGTGCATCGTCATTTGAATATGATGTCAAGTATTCATCTGCACTTCTAAATCGTGTCGAGTAATGTGTGGCTACACAAAGAATATCTAAAACACGTGTACTTAAGAAGGAATAAAAGAGGGGATCTATCTTTATCGTATCTAGTATTTTTACTAGGCGACAGTTCGAGTACTCGTGTTCATGATATTTATATTTGAAAAGAGAAGAAGGATGCGTTCCGAGATATAATTGAGCATAACTATCGATTTCTTTTAGAAAGAGTTTTGCATGAGGAGTAATAAAATAAATAAGTCCTTGGGTTTTCTTTAAAATACTATCTCCCAATATTGTTAAGAAATACTTGGTTTGTGTTTTAGAAGAAAAGAATAGCGGATATAATAGATTAATTACAGTTTGAATTGTTCCAGAATTCGGTATCGACTTTAAGAGAGAATTATCTTTAATGCGCTTTAATGTATAAATCTTGATTCTCTGTTTACATGTCGTTAATTGTCGTTCTTTCGATGCTTCTATAAATATGTGGTTTAGAATATCCTCTTCAGCATAAGGTGAATATAGCATACTGTCATAATAAAAGAATCTCTCGGTACTTTGACAATAAAAATAGGAATATGTGTTTAAGAATGTCTGTATAAAATTATCTTGATCAGATACTTTTTCTTGAATTCTTTTTTGACTTTCTAATCTGGACGTTTTGAGAGATTCTATATGTTTGGGTAATTGTACGGTTATAAATTGAGAGATTTTTAACATAATATAGGAATCGTTATTATGCGATTCATATAATTCGTCTATAAAGTGTAATAATTCCGATTTCGTTTGAAAATCCGACATATTCGAATAATACGCGAATTGTTTTTATTATTATATTTTATTATTATATAAGAATAATATATAATCATATATGAATTTAACGAATGCGTATTCGAATAAAGTCCTTCTAGAACCGCATCCGGTTGGTATTGGAGGCGCGACTTCTCTTTATCAAGAACGATTACAAGGAGGTAAATCTAGACGTAGAAAGAGGGGAGTAAAAAAACGTAAAACGAAAAAACGTTCTATGAAATGTAAATTATGTAATAGATGGTTCTAAGAATTTATATATATATAATTAAACTATAAAAAATGGATGAAAAATTAATTAAATTAAACAAAGTTTTAGATTTACACCTATAATATTGTAATATATTTTGTAATTTAGATTGGTCGTTAGGTGTAAGTTTATCCATTACATCACATTTATTATTACACCGATCAAAAAGAAAAATGAGACAAAATATATTTATGATTTGTATATTTTATAACTATGTTTCAGGTAATTTGTTAGATGTTCCTTTGTTATTTTCTTCTCTAAAATATTTGAAATTACCTTATAAATATCTTCGTAAGTATTTGGACTTTCTTTTTTGATATAATGTTTTAACTGACTAAAAAATTCCTCTATACTATTTGTTTCTGGATGGTAAGGAACACTATATAACAAATTGTTATTATCGTATTCTATTTTTTCTCTTATTAGTTTTGATTTATGAATAACAGCATTATCCATTATTACCAAATAATTTTTATATTTGGATTGAATAAATTCATCATAAAAATCCAAAATGTCTGTAGTTTTTACTCCTCCTTTTCTTTCAGGATACAATTTCCAACCAACCACTTTATCAGCACTTATAGCGCACAATAAATTAAAGCGTTTATAAGGATATTTATTTGTGTTTTTGATTACTCTTGTTCCACTTTTACTTCTTCCATAGGTAAGTGTCATATTCAAATAAATAGAGGTTTCATCCAAACAAATCGTTCTTTTGTAATCAAAATCGTTTAACTTTTTATAAAAGGTTTCCAAATCTTCCTTTTCTTGACCTTCTTTTTTTTCAGGATAATACTTACTTCGTAATCTTTTTCTGGTAAGTTTATGTTTGTGTAAAATATTATAAATACTCATATCTGTAAGATGAACCTTGAATTTTTCATTTACCAATTTTGATAATTCCCATAAAGTAGTTGTATTGTATTTTCTTATATACTCTTTTACAAATTTTTCAATAAAATACCCCATCTAAATAGAAATAACACTCTTTATTTCAGTCGATTTCTGATAAGGATCTGCCTTCTTAGAAACGGCGATTCGCATATATTTTACAATCGCCAAATTCGTTTTTAACATATAATTAACTTCCATAACGGCAAACCATTCATATTTTGTCCGTCTAAGAATCTCGTCTCCAGGAATATAGATACCAATACAGACTTGTTCATTTATATCGAGTGGAGCTTCTTCTAAAAGTTCTTCTATTTGAATAGGTTTACGTTTATTTGATTTAATACCTATGACTTCACCACCAATTAAAGAAATATGATTCGATTCGACACAAGTGAATATAAGATGTTCTATATCTCCTAAAAATTCATATTCTTCCGTAAAATGTGGATTCTGAGATCGAGTTTTTAAAGCCTTTACTATTTCTAAAATAATAGGATCATTTTTTCTAGAACCGATAAATGAAATATCTGGCATAAATAATCTCTTTCCTCGAATGGAATTCGCGACAACATTCGTTGATTTATTTATCTTTTCAAAAACAAATGGTGTATTATTTTCATCATAGATTGGTTTAAGAGATTTTAAACATAAGAATGAGTTTGGAACAACAATACCTCCATAGTAATAGACTAGTTCTAAAAGCCCTAGTTGGCGATATTGACTACGAAATGGTTCGGCGATATTTGGTAGGTCGATTTCCCAAGACGGGATTAATTTACTAAATGTAGCGTCGTCGATTAAACATATGTGAAATGAATCTCCACATTCGTTAATGATACTTTGAATAGTAGTATGGAGATATGGCTGATTTAGATTGGTCGTATTTAATCCTTGATCTTTTGTCCATGATCTCGCATTTATCTCATATTTAGAGTGAATCCATATCTTTGGCTTATTATATCCATAAAGTGGTGAATCATTTAGTAAATATTTCTTTATCATTTCATATTCGTCTTGCTCAGTAGTGTCTAAACGTTCCTTTAATTGATTTCCGATGAATGCGGTTATTCCGACAATTATTATAGCAATTATAAAATGGTTCATATTTCTTGAATCAAACATATTCTTATATATAGTTCATAATAAAATATAAGATTATCTTATATCTTTATTATTATAAATTATAAAATATATTTTTATACTATAGAAAATGTCTTTTAATAAATATTTATTATGGATAAGAGAAAATATATATTTTATAATGGGGTGTTTTATTTTAATTATTATTCTTTCAATTATATCTCAAATAGCAAATTATAATATAATTGAAGGGTTAGATGAAATTCCTAAATTCGAGTATACTCCAAATAGAAGTTGTATGTCTCAAGTAATTACTGTAAATAATGATAGCAATATCGAATGGCGACCACTTACTAGTAGTAGTCAACAGGTTTCACTTTCAGATTCAACTAACTCTACAATTAGTTTCATTCCTGATGATGGTAATATTAACATAAAACAATTATTAGAAGATAATGTAACTAAGGTTAACATAGATTGTGAGTCAAATGTAATGTATTCTACCGAATCAGATGGTAAAACATATGCATTTGGGAATAGAAGTAATCCTTTAAGATTTATAAAATCATCTACAGAACCAACAACATTTGTAAAAAGTGTTTGGGACTTGACTAACTATATTATAAATGGTAATATAGGCTATTTACGACCTCAATCATTACATTTCTTAGCTCACTTTGAATATAATTCTATCTCTTTATCAAATGGATCAAATGGTTTCAAAATAACAATTATTCAACTAATGAATAATAATATAGTTAGTAATAGTGTAGTTAGTAAAACATTTACTATTCAATTTAAGGATAATAAACTGTTCGAAGAAAGAATTCTAAAAGCACTTTTAAAATTACCCGTAATTGATTCAACCGAATATCTTGGTATAAGTTTTAGATCTTTAGGCGTAACTAACTATCACGATATTACAAAATATATTTTTGAAATTAAGAAGAAAAATGGTAATGTAGATACGATTCATATGGATTTAGGAGAGATAATACAACCATTACTTCAACAGTATAATGAAGAAAATAATATAGCTGTAATGGACGGATCTAATATAATTAATTTAATTAGAGAAGTTATTTACCGCATTGATAGTAATATTCGAACAATTTACTATAATAGTAATAATAGGAATAATATTCAAATATATAGTGATAGTCAAGACAATAATAAATATATCAGTGGTTATATTCTATATGATGATATAATCTATTTTTTATTTGTTAAACCATAATCAATATCAATATATCAATATTATATTATTTTATATTATAATATAGTATATGTCAATAATTAATAAAATAAGAAACAATTTATATTTTATAATAGGATGTATTATTTTAATTATTATTCTGATATTGTTATATCAGATAAGATCAGTTTCCATAATTGAAGGAATAGAATCAATTCCAAGATACGAATATACTCCTTTAACACCTGATAATCGAGAATTTTATTTATCAAGTCCTACTTATAATGCATTAAATCTAGTTCCATATGACAGTGATATTAATGTACAAGAATTTTTAGAAAGAAATCAGAATCGTTTTCATTTAGATATAGGATCTGGCATAATATATACTAAGGGAGTAGATAATAAAATATATGCGTTTGGTACTAGTGATAGTCCTTTAACATTTATACGTAGATCTGAACCGACAACATTTCTAAGAAGCATTGGTACATTATTAAACAGTGATACACAACTTCCTCCATTTACTGTATTTTTTGAATACGATAATAAAGTAATTAATCTAACAATACAACAAGAAGAATCGACACAACAGCCTTCATCTAATAGTAGTGATGATAGAATTACAATCAATGATATAAAACAAGAATTTAGGAAATCTCAGGGAAGATATGAAAAAGGCGCATGTTATATTATGGATCAAAAATATCGAATTAGACCTAATAACTTAAATAATATTCCTAGAAGATTGCGTAGTTATTGGAATAGGAACAATTGTGATCGTCTAATTAGTAATACTAATTCTGCTAGGAATGTTCATAATGAATATATTAATAAATTTAAGACTGTCAAATCTACATATGTAGCTAACTATAAAAAAGAAGTTACTATTATTCTAAATGATAGACAGATCGAATACTCAATTGCACTAGCTTTAAAGAGTAAATATCCAAATTTATATTTAACGAATGATGAATTTACTAGAATCAAGATTACAGTTCCAGATAAATCAATAAATATTTATGCGGTTGAAGTTACTAAAGTAGACGGTAAAATAGATATAATAAATGTATCATTTAACGAATTGGTACAACCCATGATTTCGACAGTATTTAACAGTATGAATATAGTAGGTTATCCGACATCTAGTCAAATTCAAACAATAATTCAGAGATTTGAGGATAATATTCAATCCATTCGTAGTAATAATAATGATCTGAATGATTCTAGATTTTCATATATTAGTGGATATGTTATTTATGATAATACAGAATATCCAGTTATAGTACAAACACGTAACTAATATGTAACTATACCACTATAAATATATTAGATAATCAATTGTATATTTCGAACTATTATATTTTATTTGAGACGTAAACTGAATTAAATTACTTTTACATATTTGACGAATAATTGTGGTAAATGAATTATAGGTAAGTTCTCGTTCGATATAATATCTCTTGGAACTATGATAGTAATTCATTAATTCTCTAATAAAATCAGTATGATATTTATGAAATAACATTTTTTTATAAGCATTTGTATCTATTACATAATAATTATGTGTCTTTAAACAAATTTTTTCACATAGGTCATATAAGAGTTCAGGGGGGATCTCTTTTTTAAAAATCTGTTTTAACATAGAATGAATTCAATAGATATTATATTATATATATAATATGTATCTTTAGTTTTTTGAATTATGTAATATAGAATATAGACTATTTGTGAATAATGCTAATTCAATAGTATCTTCGTGTATAGTATGAAATATTGTAATATATTTACATAAAGTAGGTATAATCCTATATTTAGTTTCTTCGGTTATTATTGCGGTTTGTTTTATAAATGTAAAAAAGAAATCCAAAATATCAATAACAGAATACCCCGTATCTGATATTTCATAGATTAATTGAATCGATTTTATTAATTCCCCTTGATTTAAATAATTTATATATTTTTCAAATATTGAATTGCATATTGAAGAACACATCTTATCACAAACTTCATATGTGATTATATTTCCATAAATATATATCTTCTCTAAATGATTAATCATTGTTCTTATCGAATTACCAGATATAAACAATAAGTATTCTCTCGACTTATCATCTATTATAATAGATTCTTTTTCAATAATATAATCCATTATATTTTCAAGAACTGTCCTGCTTGGTAATTTTAATTTTAGAATATGTACACGACTTTGTATAGACTCGATTACTTTTTGAATATTCGTACAAACCGAAATAAAATGGATATTTTTTGAATATTTATCAATATAATTTCGAAAAACGTGCTGACTCTGTTCATTCACCATATCTATATCATCAATAATAATCATTTTTTTCTTTCCGTAAATACTACACGTGGATTGACAAAAAGTCTTCATCTCATTCCTAAAATAGTTGATACCTTGTTCCTTGATTGTATTTACAAATAGAATATTCGTTTCTGGAATAGAATCCGTTTTAGAAAGCCCGTAATATTCTCGAATAAGTGCATATAATAATGTCGTTTTTCCCGTACCTGATTCGCCAATAAATAATGTATTTAAATCGTTTATCTCGAATAATGTCAGAATCATTTGATGTAATGATTCATCGAGAGAAAATTCGTTTAAGAAATACGGTTTATATTTTATTATAAATGTTGTGGCTGGTTTATTTGACATAAAGAATACATAATCTTAGGGTGACGTTTCTATACCTATTTTTATTATAAATGATAGGATTCGTCCGAAATATGTATTTTTTGGAACATTTCATTCGTTATAAAAAACGAAATAATATGAATCGCGGTTTTCACGAATATATTCGAATGTATGATGACTATTTGTTGTAAATTTGACGAATATTTCTCATTTAGCAATTTTGCCAATTCTATTCCCGTTTGTATATCGGACATTTGTTGTAGAAGAGAATAATCTTTATAATCAAATACTAATATCCACGGTTGATTGTTGTGCTGTAGAATTAAATCATAGTGGGTTATAATACCCGCGGTCTCTAGATTCGTTGCTTTTGCAGGCGCCGTATAGAATATCGCGATTCCATTCTCTTCGCTAATTTTTGAAAAAGAATGGCTAGTTGGATTCTCTCTACAAATCGGACAGATTTCTGAGTTTATCGACATATATATTGTATGGTTCTATGTTTCTATGTTTCTATCTCTCGAACTTTCTTAAATATTATTATAATAAAACAAACATTTAAAAACACCCGTTTTATTATTCACATATTGAATATGTCATCATCTAAAACACATTACGAGATTCTAGGGGTAGGAACAGATGCTGAAGAGAGTGAAATACGTAAAGCATATCGCCAGTTATCGTTAAAATATCATCCAGATAGAAATGATTCTGTTGACGCTGTCGAAAAATTTAAAGAGATTAATGAAGCGAACGAGATTTTAAGCGATCCTGTAAAACGCGAACAGTATGACTTTGATTTAAAGCATGGCAAGGGTTCATTCGAACAACAAGAGAGTATGAATGATATGAATAACATAATTAATCAAATGTTTGGTCAAGGTATGGGGTTTCCTTTTCCGTTTAATATGCGCGGAGGTGGTGTACCAAATGTACAAATTTTTCATAATGGCCATCCAGTACATATGGGCGGAGGGGGAGGAGACCCTTTTGCGCATTTCTTTCATCAAATTCATAAACCTCCTCCGATTCAAATAGTCTCATCTATTACATTAGAAGAGAGCTATAAAGGAGGAAATTGTAAGGCTTCATTTGAACGTAATACGATTTTGAACGGGATTCGGTCAATCGAATCTCTCGAAGTAAATATTCCTATTCCACCTGGGATCAATCACGGTGAAATAATTGTTTTAGAAAATCAAGGACATTCAATGACCGAATCTCAACGAGGAGATGTTCATATTAAAGTTGAAATTCAAAAACATACACTTTTTAGACGTGAGGGTAATGACTTGTTTTATCAAGTAACGATTCCTTTAAGAGAGGCGATTTGTGGATTTAATATGTCGATTCAACATTTAAATGGAAAAACAATTTCGATGAATAATCAATCGAATCCTACGATTGTTAAACCGAATTATAAAAAAACAGTTCCAGGGTTAGGAATGATAAAGAATGGTGTAACTGGTAATCTAATTATTGAGTTTACTATCGAGTTTCCTGACCAGTATTCTGCGGATATTATCGCACAGTTAAAAACACTTCTTTAGATACACATTTTCTTAAATTTATTTTTCACATTTTCCAAATTCAGCACCTGAAAATAATATATAATTTTCTAAATTACACTTTTTTGTTTTGTTATTTTTACATCTTTTGCATTTACTTATTTGTCTA